GCTACTCTAGGATCATCCTTAAAAGTAATGTCCTCGATTGTTTGTTACGCGGCAAGTTCACCAAGGCTGGTGAAACTGGTACACAACTCTTGCTGAAAGAATCACTATCTGAGTCCACAAGGGTCTCCCTAGCTGAATCTTTGAGTTGTGAAATACCACGTTGCTCTAATGGAAAGAAAACTACTAAATTGTACTTCAAAGCCGAACCAATTCACGTCAAGTCTGCATTAAAAGCAGCACGTGCAATCATAGATTGTATGGATGACGCGGATACTAAGATCCGAGACCGGGTCAACATTAGTACAAGTAGTTTGTTATCTGTTTTTGTCTCTCTTATTAAAATACCTTATGTTGATTTTATTAGAACATTAAAGTATTATACTGCTTATCCTCTTGCATTCTTCTTACGAAATGATTTGCCACCTAAACCTGAGAGTGTCCCAGAAAAGAAATATCCTTTCTTAGGGAACAATAAAGTTCAATCGTGGTGGATTAGAAGAATGATCTCAAAATGTCACTTTAAAAAGAATCTTACTCTATTTTGGTCTCTGTTACAAGGTGTAAAGAGAGCCTGTGAGTTTGCTGATGATTCTTTTATTCTCTCAACCATGGAAAAACACAAAAAAGTGTTAGGAAAAATCGACACAACTTGTGACTTAAGGGCCAGTGATGGCTTTTATTACTCTATCCAAATGGAAGAATATAGTCAAAATTTTAAACGATTTTTCAAGGGTTTTAACCCTGATGTGGATACCGATTTTGAAATCAGTAACTCTGCATGTTGGGAGAGAAAGAGATCCCAAGGTGGGTCTCGTGGTCAGATTTTGGACTTCGCCAATGACCATTATGGTGACAATGAGATTGAAAAGGAAATATGTAACTCTTTAATTCGAGACAGAATTAATTCTGTTCTCCACAAAATGATAGAGGTAAGTCCTGGAAAAGTGGAAGAACTCCGAGGAGTCCGTTCACCTGTATGGCAAGATTTAATGACACAAATGTCGCCAAAGCCAAAAGCTATGGTAGCTGCCATTTTAGAACCTTTAAAGGTTAGACTTATCACGAAAGGTCCATGTATGGACTATTATTTATCTAAGAGTTATCAAAAATCCCTTTTCAAGTATTTAAGAAGATTCCCTCAATTTGAATTAATTGGTGACCCATTGAGGCCAGACCATATCTATCGTATGATCGATCGGGAATTATTTCTTAAAGAAAGAGGAATGAACTTTTCTCATTTTGTATCCGGAGATTATTCTGCGGCTACAGACAATTTGAAGATTGCTTACACTAAATTAGGTCTAGAAACTTCTTTTGAGAATTTACCACTCTCACTTAAAGAGGCTTATAGAAATACATTATATGAGCATGAGATTCACTATCCAAAGAAATTTGGAATTGAACCTTTTATGCAGCAATCAGGACAGCTCATGGGTTCACCCTTGAGTTTTCCTTTTCTTTGTCTAAATAATTTAATTGCTTACAAATTATCTTTGGAAGATCATCTAGGAATAAGTATTCCCTTTAAGCATTTACCATGTTTGGTTAATGGAGATGATATCCTATTCCGAACCAACCCGACTCACTATGAGTTGTGGAAACAACGAGTAGCATCGATTGGGTTCGATTTAAGTATAGGTAAGAATTATATACATGAGAAAGTTCTGACTATTAATTCACAATGCTTTACATATAGTGAAAATACTTTACATCAAGTTAATTATTGTAACTTCGGGCTTCTCTCTGGATCTGCTAAAATAGGCAGTCAATCTAGAGGGGAAGTGCGTGACAAGGCGCTGGATCTTTGTGAGAACTACACCAAAAGTGTAGGAGGATCAATAGATAAACAACTTAGTTTTACTAAGTTTCTATCACGTAATAGTGAAGATATCAGCAAGATCACTCATCATGGTAGATATAACCTCTTCCTCCCAAGGGTATTGGGCGGCTTTGGTTTACCTATTTATGAGGGGGTCACCTTCCATGTGACACGTTTTCAGGCGTGCCTAGCGAAGTATATTAGGAAAACTCTCGACACAACTATCGTCGGTTTCAAGAGTGATGTAAAGTCTAATAGTATAAATGAGAGAGAGACAGGGAATAAAAAGAAGTTCTTAATTGGCTATGGACCATTGAATGAGTCCGAAAGAGTTCTCGAAACCAAGACACATGTCGCGGTTAACTCAAGTTATTTGCCAGATATTACGACAAAGTTTTTTACAAAACTACCAATCAAATGGACTAAAAAGGTCAGCTCCAAAATTCTCGGAGATATTAAACTAGGATCAAATCCCTCAAAATATTTAGACCTTGGATTAAGTCTGTTTAGATTGGTTTCGTATTATTAATGAACTTCCATATGTCAAAGCTTATGCTGTCTATGTTGTTGTTAAAATTCGTGCGTTAACACGTTAAACTGACCGTGCGGGATCACGTTAAACGAACCGGATTCTCATCCTAGTAAGGTGGGTCTCTGTAATAATTACTACAAAGAACAATCAACGTGCGGCGCAGTCTACAGTCCGCCAGAACAAATCTGGACAAAACAAACAACAACAACAAAACAAGAAGCAAAATAGTAAAAGTAAGCAAGGGCCTGATCAAAAGATCATGGCACCTACAGCCCAAAGTTTACAAGTAAAAGTAAAGGATCCATCTCTTAATTATTCATATAATAAAGGTGATGGGAGTTTACGTGTCCGTCATCGAGAATATCTCAGGGACATCGAACCGTTACTTGCAAATACTTTTCAGCTGTGGACCTACCCAATTAATCCTGGATTATCTTATTTATTTAAGTGGTTATCAAATATTGGATCCATGTATGAATCATACAAATTTCATTCATTGAACTTTGTCTTTGAATCATCTGGAAGTACCTCCGATAGGGGTACTGTAATGATAGCAGTCGATTACGATGCTAGTGATTTACCACCAGTGTCCAAACAAGACTTAATGTCTTATAAAGGGGCCGTAAGGTCCAACGTTTGGTCACATTGCGCTTTTATAGCGTCAAAAGATGATCTCATTAAATTTGGCAATCAACGTTACATTCGATCCGGAACTGTTTCCGGCGACATCAAGACTTTTGATGTTGGTAACTTGTATATTGCTGTTCAAGGAACAGCAGCCGCTGCAACACTCGGTGAGGTTTATGTAGAATATGATGTGAGTTTTTACACTCCTCAAACTTCTATTACATCCTTATTAGAGTCTCAATCATGTACTGTAGCATTCTCTACTGTAGTATCCCTTGCGGCACCCTTTGGTGTGCAAATAGATACTCGAAGAGGTTTACTACCTGTTGAGTGGCGGAGCCAAAATTCATTATGGATTAGGGAACCTGGTCAATATTTAGTTGAAGTAGGATTATTGGGATCCGGAATGGATTCGACCGATACTGTCGATTTAACCTTACATCCAGCAGGAGTAGGTCAATTATCAGTACTCGGATTTGGTTTTATGGTTAACAACGCCAAGACAACGGGGAGGGAACTCTACCGAGTCTGGGTGGTTGATACAAATCAGTATCTTCAAATAGCATTTGTTAACATCACTACTTTAACACAGTCGGAGCTACGTATAGCTCCCTTTGCTTACACTAATAATTAATTATTTCATGACATAAATTCCTAACAGAATTCCATTAGAGTCTTTGCCTCAACAATCGTCCCCATCCTTGTGATGGGTCTCGCTGAAGCGGGGTATACACTAACCATTTTGTATTATTGAGTTATATAGGATAGACTAATTAACGTCACATTAACAGGAAATTAACAGGGAAATAACACGTAAAGGTGATTTTAATCCGCTGAATAGTTCGCTGAATTTAAGTGGTACGAATAGTAGTCAAGCAATATCCGAATTGTAAGAGTAATTAGCCTAAAGAATGACCTGGCTAATTCAAGACCAACTTCGTAGCTTATTAGGGCCGGTTCCAGAAGGTAATAAGCACTTACGATGAGTCTACTTACGAGTATAACAAGAGATAGTATAGTGGTTAGGTATACGAAGGTAGTCAAGCG